GGGCTGTTGCCATAATAACTAAAGGAACCGTTCCAACTGCACCTGGAACATATTGTGATTCGTCAGTTACTGTTATTTGTAATCCTGGAGATACTAGTGCCATGTTTTTATCCTTTAAGAAACATTTTCTAATATTTATTAAAAGGATATTATTTTGGCTTGTTTAGGAGGTGCCTTTAAAGGTCTGGAAATAAATACTTGTATGAATAGACCTTACTGCGAGACTTGCGGGGAGAATCCCGCAGCAATAAACTACTTGTTAGGGGAAAAAATATACTACAGACGCCAGTGTGCTTCGTGTCTAAGAAAAATTAAGAAAGAAAAACCAGTGCCGCCCAGCTGGATCAGGGCTGGGTATAAGAAAAAGAATAAATGTGATCGTTGTAGTTTCTTAGCTACAAATATAAAAACGCAGCTAAGAGTTTTTTATGTCGACGGCAATGTAAAAAATAACGAGTGGACTAATTTAAGAACGATTTGTTTAAATTGTCAAGCAACTATCAATGATTCAAAGCTAGGGTGGAAGCCAGCTGACCTTGTAGCAGATTACTAACTTGTTTGTACAGTTGCTCTACTGTTCCGTTATTATCTAATTCAGCATTAAAAGTTTGCCCAATCCACGCCCATTCGCTATGATGTACCTTTGGATAACGCTGCGGCATTAATTGCCCTGCATCTTCTAGTAACCATTGACGATCTTCGTGTGTGGTGTTTTCTCTCAGAGCACAATCGTACCATTCTGGCATCTCACCCCTTTTGACCCAAATACAGATTCCGCCATGTTTTCTTATTGCTTTGATTTCGTTGGGAAAACGAACGTCACTGATAACAATATCTTCTGTAGTTTTACGTAATCTATTTTCTAAACTTGCTATCCAAATATCGTTATGGAATCCTTGACGGCAAACTTCAGTTCCCCATAACTGTAGCATGTAGCGTGGAGTTAGATTGGGCATATCTAGTCTTTTGGCCCACCATGGATCTACTTGTTCTCGCCATTCTCTAGCTTCGGGTGTTAGCCCTTCTAATAGTTCCCTATCCCAACCAAACACCTGTGCTACTGCATCTTTGAGAGTGCCGGCAAAACTATCTCTAACAAAGCCATGTTTGGCCACAAGATAATTAGCAACAGTGTCTTTGCCGGATCCAATAAATCCTGTTATTCCGATGATCATAAAAAATGCCCCCTAAGGAGCATTTTATTATAAGTGTTAGTAAAAGTCAAACACCGTATTTGTTCTTTTTAGGCTTAGCTACCGGACTAGATTTATTTGTACTGTCTAGCTCTTGACTACGCATATCGCCCTTATTAACATCTGTGTATTCAGCACCTACTGCTTGGTATGCTTTTTTTAACATGTCCTGATCTGCTTGACTGTATGGTGCTGTTACTTTCCACTTACCTACCCAAGATTCTTTATCGGTATCTGGCACTGTTTTACCATCTGTTTCTGCCACTGCTAACCCTAAGCGATATAGTGTATAATCGCTGTTCCAATGATCACCGTCGGTGAATTTGTTTAATCCGCGTGTTGGCTTTTGTTGACGTTTTGATAATTTACCTACAGTAGCTTCTATAATAATATCTTTAATTTTCATTGCTTATCCAATTACCCATGTCAATGGCTGTGAACCGTCAACAAAATCTTTCAGTTGTTGTTCTAATTCAGCCATTTCTGCTGCCGCTTCGGACTTTAAACTTGCGCCATTTAATTGAGTGCCACCTTGCGGACCAGCTATACTGGCAAATTTTTCACGTGCCTCTCCTAGTATACGTTTAGCAAAGCTATAGGCATATTCTTGTATCCATGGAAATGCTTGATAATCATTTAGTAGCATGCTGTCTGGTTTATAATTGTAAATGTGCAGCAGCACATCTTCCATTTCTCGTTCTTGTTGATTTGCTCCTGCAAATGGAATTTTACGTATCAGAGTTAATTTTTTTGTAGTTTTGTTAAAGTAGAAATTTAAATATCCGCCGAACATACGCATAGACAATTTTTGATAGTCTACAAACAATTCGTAACTTAACAAGCCACCCACTCGTCCCGCTACTAACATATAGGTGTTCAAGTAGCCCGAGCTAAAAGGTTCAAATTGACTAGCAGTTGTGCCTGTTACAGAACCAATGCCGCGGCGATATGCTGCCCTTACTTCCATAACTTCATTGGGCAGTATGTATTCTTGTGTTTCTGGTTTAAGTTTTAAAAATGCGTAAGATTCTTCTTGGCTGTTGGCAGCACGTTGGCGATATTTAAGCAGAGCTTGCTTAATAGCCATTTCGTAGTGCTCTTTGTCCAACTCAACATCAACAATACCGTCAGCCAATCGTAGGCGTATGTAGTCAGTGATTTCGGTACGCTTATTGTTTACTGCTTCTAGTTCTGGAGCCGCAACTGTTCCAAGATCTTCATTTGGGTCGTAAGCAATATGTCCAGTACCAGTACCTGTACTAGGATTCCAAAGACTGTCTGTAGTGATTACGCCGTTAGCGTAGAAGTTTGTAGTATCTGCTGTAGCCATTATGGTGTCCTGATAATGTATTTACCAGGACACCTAGGACTTAGTTGATTCGGAGTAGGACCATATCAGCGTTAATACGTCCGTTACCAATAGTTTCTGTAGCTTTAATTTCGTCTAAAAATTTGCGTAGCTGTACCTTAGAAGCTTTAGCAAACTCTTTAAGTTTTTCTTCAGGTTTGCGTAAGGTTTTGCCCACAGACGTAGTAGTATTAAACCCTGTCAGGCTAGTTCCTTTAATTCCCAACGGACCTAGTACACTGTCTGCAACATACTTGTAGAGCTTACGGGTTTTGGTATTATAACACCAAAGTTCCTGGGCTCCAATAATGTCCACTGGATTTATTGATACTAGTTTTAACGTCTTCTCTTCCTTCATGTACTTGAGTTTGCTCACAAGTTTTTCTTTGTTAGGAGCACGTTTTACTCGAGCTTTCTTGGTGGCTTTCTTAACGCCGCGATATTGCTCTAGTGCATCAAGAATAGCGTCCAAGAATTCGTAATGTCGTTTATAGTCTGCAGCCTTGTAATGTTTATACGCTTCTACAAAATCTTCAAACATTTTTCCTTGTGCTGCGCCTAGTTCTGCTTTACGAGCACTGAAAAGTTCTTCAAACTTTTTAATTTGGCTTTGCGGTACTGCATTGGTAACAAGATAGTCGTAGGCTCGCGGATCTACCGTTTGTCCCATAACTACGTCATCATATAGCCCTTCGAAATATGCTAGGTGCTCACTTGTTTTTTCATTAAGACGGTCTTGAATTGTTTTGACTGCGGCTGGTGCCACTGTCTTTTGTTCGACTACTTCTTCTTCAATGTCACTGTTAAGAACAATATAAATTTGCTCTTTTACATAATTTAATTCTTTTTCACGCAACGGCATACCTTGTGTGGTAGCTTTAATTAAACTACCAACAGTAATCGGAAAAACTCCATCTTTGGCACGTATTACTTTGCTAACTTCTGCTTTAGAATACCGGTCTTTCATCCAATCAACAACATACTTTTTAAGGTCCTTGGATGTATAAAAATAATTGTAGTAATAAAAACTTTTACGTAGGTAGTGATCAAATTCCGCCTGCGTCATTGCAAGAGCTCGCTCAGTATCCCACACCGGTTCTCGGCCTGTGTGTTTTTCGTCGGCGAACAGTGGGTCGCGGGTTTTCTTGGGTGCTCTTTTAGGTGCTTTAATGCTTTGTGATGTGGCCACCAGATGCTCCTTGAAATATGCAAAATATTATTATACTACTCTTTGGGTTTTTCGTCAAGTAGAGCAGCAAACATTAACCAACCTTGCAATTCTTGCAATTCTTGTTGCACTTTTAGCAACTGCTCATCATATCGGATAGAGTGCCCATACTTACGTCTATCTACATTTAAACGGCTAAGTTCATTTACACTTGTTTCTAGATTTCTGTACATACGCTCTAATTGGCGTTTGTTGGTCAAGTTGTACATGGCCCATAGATTGCGTCTGATTTGCATATCTATAGCAGGCCAATCATCTAGAGACTCAAAATCATTCATACGCTAATATAACACTTTTGGTATTTACTGTCAACTAAATACTAGATATTAAGGATTTAGCAAGTGCCAAGACTATCACTTTGGAAAGACGGTAAACACAGCAACGATTATAAGTTTCTAGATCGCAGAATGAGCGAAATGTTTACCATCGGCGGAACTGGAATTTTGGTTCATAAGTATCTTGGGCCAAACGAACAAAATACTGTAAAAACCACATCTGCAGCACAAAATGCTCCTGGCTCAGTTTTAACCTTTACCACAACTTCAGATATCACATTGGGAATGTTTGTAGTAGGCGTAGGAATTCCTGCTAATACTTTTGTATCGGCCAAAACATCCACCACTGTTACTCTTTCAAGTCCAACTACAACTGCTATTGCATCTAGTGCGGTAATAAAGTTTTATACTGAAGCTGCTAAACCTAGTTATGTTAATGATTCTTCATTGAATATTCAAGACTTGCTATTCTTAGAAAATAGAGATAGAAAGTACGATACAAGTGTATATACAATGCGTGGCATTTATCAAGTGCAAGATGTTACATTTGATCTTAGTCAATTTGGTATGTTTTTGCAAACAGGAACCCTGTTTATTGTATTTCATATCAATGACATGGTTCAAACTCTTGGTCGTAAGTTAATGGCCGGTGATGTAATTGAGTTAATGCACTTAAAGGATTATTATCCATTAGACAATAGCTTACCAGTAGCACTTAAAAGATATTATGTGATCAGTGATTGTAATAATGCTGCCGAAGGCTTTAGTCCTTCTTGGTGGCCGCATTTATGGCGCTGTAAAATTAATCCGTTAACTGACAGCCAAGAATACAAAGACATTCTCAATCAAATCAAAGTAGATGAAGAAATTCCTGGTGCTGGCGGAAACATTACATTAGGTAATGTGAGTTCTATTATAAACAAATATCAAGAAATCAATGATGCTATAATACGAGAAGCAGAAACAAATGTTCCTTTTTCTGGATATGATACTAGTTATCTTTATGTTAAACCAACCACACCAGATAAACTTTACCCAACAGATCCAACCGGAATAACAGCAGACAGTAACGTAACCGCCGACAGTGGTACTATAACATCCGGTGCAGGAATCGATAGTCCTGGAGAGGCTATAAAAGGATATTTGACTTCTACAGGCGGTGCACCAAACGGCTTACCTGTAGCTGTTGGTATTTCGTTTCCTAGTGATCCTTTGACAGGTGATTATTGTTTACGCACAGATTACTTACCCAATAGATTATTTAGATATGACGGGCGTCGCTGGGTAAAGATAGAAGATAATGTAAGAACTTCGCTGACTCCCGGGCCGGATAATAATACACAAAGAAGTAATTTTGTAAATGATACTGACACCTTTGTTAATAATAAAGGTAATATCACAGTAAGACAAAGTTTAAGTAAAGCTCTTAGACCACAGGCAGATAATTAATGACACAGCAATTTTTTTATGATGGCCAAATTAGAAGATTTGTAATTCAATTTATACGATCTGTAAGCAACTTCGAGGTTGAATTTGGTAAAGATAGAGACGGAACGAGAACTTTGCAAAGAGTACCAGTGTATTACGGTGATGCGAGTAGACAGGCTCAGACTATCCTTCGCGGAAACAGCGAAAACATCATGAACGCTGTTCCTGCAATGAGTGTATACATTTCAGGTCTTACTTACGAACAAAGTCGTATGCAAGAACCAAACTTTGTAAGTACAATGAGTTTACGTGAAAGACACTACGATCCAGAGACTGGTCTTTACAGTACTCAACAAGGCGATGCTTATACAATCGAAAGATTAATGCCTGTTCCGTACAAATTAACTATAAAATTGGATATATGGACCAGTAATACCGAACAGAAGATGCAAATAATTGAGCAGATTGCAACTTTGTTTAATCCAAGTTTGGAAATACAAAGCACAGACAATTACATTGATTGGACTAGTTTAACTTATGTACAATTAATTGATGTTAGTTGGAGTTCAAGAACTGTGCCCAGTGGTGCAGAAGAACCAATTGATGTTGCAACAATGACATTTGAAATGCCAATTTGGATCAGTTCTCCGGCTAAAGTCAAAAAACTCGGAGTGATTCAAAAAATTATAGCGTCAATTTACGACGAACAAGGTGCGTTCGACGAAAATACTATTTTAAGTAATCTGGTTTCTAGAATAAAATATACTCCAATGAACTATGGCATTTATTATTCTGGCAATCAACTTAAATTATTAAAACCGCACGAACTAGCTTTAGATGACGGCTCTTTGATTAAAACTAGTCCGGTTGATAATTGGCAGGCTCTAATAGAAGTATACGGAACTTTGCGTGTTGGCCAAACTGAAATCAGATTGGAATTACCAACAGGAAATGAGTTAATTGGTCATATCACTTATCATCCAACTGATCCAACTATTCTGCTGTTCACTCCTATAGAGGACACCATGCCTGTTAGTACGCTAACCGCAGTGAATGCGATTATCAATCCACAAAATGTTGTAGTAGATAGTAATCTACTAACTCCAACAAACGGTACAAGGTATCTTATTACTGATTCTATAGGAGAATCTAGTACTATTTGGGGGCAACTTATTGCTAATGCAAACGATATAATTGAATACTACAATGGAGTGTGGTCAGTGGTATGGGATAGTCAGAATTCATCAAATCTAGAATATGTAACCAACACTAATACCAACGTGCAGTATCGCTGGACGGGCACAGAATGGTTAAAAAGTGTTGAAGGTGTTTATCGAGGTGGCGATTGGTCAATAGCAATATAGGATGTGGCGCATTAATTTATAGTCAAGAAACACATAGATATCTTTTTTTACTACGCAATCAAAAAAAGCATTCTGGTTACTGGGGACTGGTCGGAGGCGGCGTTGAACCCGGCGAATCTCCTGCGGAAGCTTTGCGTAGAGAGATAATTGAAGAAATTGGGCCAATAGAAATTATCAAAATAATACCAGTTGAAAAATTTACTGCAGAGAATAAAAACTTTGAGTATCATACGTATGTGGTAACCGTACAAAATGAATTTGTTCCACAATTAAATGATGAGCATAGAGGGTATGCTTGGACTGGTATTAGCGACTATCCTAAACCATTGCATCCTGGTGTTTGGCGAACTTTTAGTTTTAGAAGTGTAGTAGATAAAATCAAAACTTTTGAAAATGCTATACACCAGCTTCAAGAACAAACTGTCTAAAATCAATTTGTCTGTAATTTAAATTATACTTCCACATTTCTGGTTGTCTAAATCGACGAGTAGGACAAACTCTGATAAATTCTGTATTATTATACACAGTCATTATGTGATTTAAACTCCTAACCCAATATTCTTCATTGATAACAGAAGATCGACTAGGATAATTTGGGGTATCTGCGTAAAAAATATAATTGTCTTGATTGCTATCTACACCATCAAATCCAAGCATAAAAACTTTGCTGTGCCCATCAAATGCTGCAAGATACGCAGCTATAGCTCCAGAGTTTAATTCAGGATTTTGAGGAACTGCATGAAATTTATTTGGGTATTGTTCTAAATACTTTAAATTAGTATAAACAATATTTTCTAAACAATAGGTTGAATTAGCGATTTCATTTATAAAATCTTTACCAGTGGCAACTACAAAGTCAGGTTTGAAATTTCTATATATTGCATTACATCCATAGGTATAAAAATTATTAACTTGTCTTTTATACTTCCATGGTCCTATCTCTCCCCAGTCTGTGGTTTCTCTATAAGGTAAAAATATTGATAAATCAAATTGGTGCCCTGATATTCCGTTTCCGATAACTACGGCATTTTTTGATCTTGCAGGTATCTGTGTTATCGGAAGTGGTTCTTTTTGATATTTCCATTCATCATCAATATACAGACCAACTGTGTTTATATTTTCTGCGGTAATATTTTTTCTATATAATTTTTGTAACGTTGCCATTAAAATCTTCCTACCGCTATTTCCACTGTTTGAATAGAATCATCTAGAATAATTTCTAAACTTTTGCCTATTACGCACCCAGGTCTAAACATACTGTCATTGAGTGCTTCTGCTACTCCAGGTGTAGTACTAGTCACTAAAAGTGTACCTTTACTTACAGGCCCACGGACTTGACAAGGCACACGACCAGTTAATGCAACCGGAGACCCAACAGTACCATTGTTCATAAGATAGGCTGGGTTAGTAGAAACAACACCAGCTACTCTGGTGTCGTGACTTATGTTAGTTACAGTAATTTCCTTTTGGCCACCAAATACAACCACAGTACCAGGTGTATACTCACCGTCGGACTGAAATATTTCTGCCAAATCTGCATAACGAGCACTGGTAGCGGTAGCATTTAAAACTCCAGTTTGAGGTATAAATGTACATGTGGTGCTAACATACTCTGCGGCTGTCAATCCTGTAGTCAACGGTTGCATGGCAATGTAATAAGGGGTAACATCGCCGGTTACAGGAAAAACTTGCAGAGTAGTTTTGTTTACACTCATTATGCTTGAGCCTCAGTCCAGGAAAGTCTACATGCACACGAAGCAGTTGACGCACTGATATTACGAGCCATAATGGTAATAATATCTGGACCGTCTGGGTAAAATGCTGTGTTACTTCTAGCTTCGCCACCGCCTAATATACTTGATCCCATGTCTCTGACCAGCGACAATTCTTGTTGTGTTGTTGTAAAGCTGGCACCACCTGCACTGTTCAAATAGAAACCATAAATTGTTTCTCCGCCGGTTATAGTTGTTGTACCTTGATGTGGAACATACTGCGCCAAGCTAGATCCACCAACTGATTGCCAACTAACTGATCCATTACCTACAAAACCGTTAAGAACAAGAGTAATTAAGAACTGACCTGTGCTGGTAAAGTCTAATTGTCGCAGAACCATCTGCATGCGATTTACAATTTCTCTACTACCTAAAGTTGTGCCAGCTAAACCATTACTTACACTGGGTGCAATTCTAAAGCTGAGTAAAGCATTTGTTGCTCCTGCAAGGATAGCCAAGGTTGAAGTCATACCCTGTGTAAACACAAACGATTTATCATCATCGTATCTACCATCCATAATAACACTTGTGCCCCAGTGACTGATTGTAGGGCTAAAGCTTGGACTGTGTAGTTCCACAGTGACCGGAGCTGTGTTACTATAAGTAAAGCTCTGTGGCCCACCGGTGCCCATTCTACCAAAAATCATTGCCTGTGTAGTAGACGAAGTTGCTGCTTCAGTTAAAGTTATTGATGTGTTAGTAACAAGATTGGCTACAAAAGTATCCGAAGGAATACCTGTACCTACTACATATTGTCCAACCTGTACATTCATGGTATTTGAGGCAGTAACAACAGCACTGTTAGCAGTTTGTACCACAGTTTGTGTTACGCCAGGGCTACCTCTAGATAGGCCAGTAAAGGTGGGACCAAATGTAACTGATTGCGTAGATGTAAATGTGGCCGGTTGACTAAGTACAACCGAAGTATTTGTTACCACGCTTTGTACTGTAGTACCCGAAGGTATGCCATTGGCAACAACAAATTGGCCCGCAGCGACCCCGGTAGTGTTAGTGCCTGTAATTGTGGTACTGCCTGCGGTGAGTGCAAAAGTCAGTGATGCGACTCCACTTTTACCGGTATAACTTACAAATTCAGATGCACTTTGATT